GAATATGGTTCCTTTCACTTTATAAATAGTATTGTATAGAGGCAAAGACCTTACTCTCTATAAAAACCTTCTGCTTCTTCGTCGTCTCGGAAAGAAGTGTTAATGTCGCCTACAATAACTCTTTCACGGGGAATCTTAACCTCAACAAAGTTCTCAACCATGGTAATTTTAGGTTTCGGGTCGTTGACACCCTCACCCATAAGATATCCAAGCACTTTTAGCTTAATATCTGAAATGTATGTTCTTTCTTCTTCGCCAAGGTTTGCAACGTTGTTATTGTAAGATATCTCACCTTCAACAAAAGCCTCATAACGGTGTCCTTCATTTGTTATAAAGAAAGAGTTAGCTTGGCCTGTAAAGGTGTAGAACGGCTGAATAAGATCATTCATTTGTTGGATATATTCAGTCCGAATTCTTAAATTGTATGTTGCATTGACCCAGATTGGAATAGGTTGGTAAAGTGTCTGAATAACAGCAGGGCTCTTCTTCTTTGTCTTAATAGGAAAGTTTAATTGCCCTACGCCTACATTATTGTCTACACCAGACTTACGGGCTGCAAATGCATTTGCAAAATTTGATGTTTTAAGTTGGTTTATTTTTGCTGCCGCTGGAATATTAACTCTTCTGACTCTGTGCATCCCTCTACCAAAATCAGGCATATGAGCTTGGAATGTGCCCTTGAACGCTGGGTCCTTTGTCATCGATGACCTTTCCACAGTCATAAGGGGCAACTTAAATATTCCTTTTCTGTCTCGGATGTCTTGGTCTCTGGAGTTCTTTATCTGGTGTGAGCGCTCGGCAGCAACCCAAAGAACGGGCACAGCCGTGTTTCCTTTGTTTGTTGTTGTTTGTAGGGCCAGCTCGTCTTTAATATAATTGTATATTGCTGTATCAATATTTTCAATAGTAGACGGCATAAAAGTGATTTCTTTCAGCCTCTCGTTCGCGTTCTCTAATTCTGTATGGTCGTATTTAGATGGCATTAAACAAATCCTCCCGTGCCCGAACACACTTAGCTGAAATCTCCAAGAGGTGGTCAATCTGTCCGTATAGTTGCTTTGGCTCTGAAAGCGTTACAATTTCAAAAAACGTGTCGCCGTATAATACAAAGTCGCCCTCGCGAACATAAAGATCTTGGTCCTCTGTTAATCTTCTCTTGTGAAAATGCACTACAATGGAAGACTCTTTATCAAGACCAATGTTATCTTGATACTTTGTTTGAATACCTTCCCACTCTACCAAAGCATGCACACGAACAGGTGGTAAGAAGTTTTTTCTTATAGCCTCACCGTAGATAGGGTGAAAATTGGTTGTGTTCTGGTCTATCGGGTAATAGACTACAGTCTGCCCAATAACGCGCTCTATAAGCTCGTCATTAACTTGCTTTACAAGATCTCGCTCTTTCTTCCCCGCAAACAACGGCGGGGGCGGGGCATCTGGTTGTGTCCATTTGTTTTCATTCGACATCTAAATTACCCCTGATAAATCATTAGTGGAATGTTGCTATTAACCTTGTCAATAGCAGCGACCATAGCCGAATCCTGCTCCGCGAGGGCCTTATAGGTCATCTCGTCTAATATGGTTTTAAGCTCTTCTTTTAGGCCATCCTGTTCGTCTTTGGCCTGTGTAAGCAGGTCGCCTGAGTTTAGCGAAACATTGTCACCGGGTATAGGGATGTTACCACCAAACTTACCGCGAATCTGCCCAAGCATTTCTTTACAAAGAGCTAGGGCGTACCTACGAATCCAATGTTTACCGATAGCGTTGATGTTCTTGTACGGGATATTATCAAACGGTAGGGTGTTAAGATTATTAATTCCGTCAGTTCCATTTTTTCTGTCAGAGTCCTCGGTCCACGGGTCCTTATCAACCGTAAACTGAACATACATGTGCGGAACAAAGCCGTGAGGTATTGGGAATATTCTTAGCTTATTATTAAACAATTCATATGAGTAGTGAGATAGTCGTGTAAATAAATGATCTTCGTAGGCCATAGACTGAAGTTTGTTTTGCCAGACTGGAACAATCTCAAAAGTAGTATCGTCTGAGTATTGCCCATAATAGTTTAAGTTTCCGACAACATTGAGTCCGCCGTAATATCCATAAAACCTCCACATTGCACCGGGTGTCTTATAAAATACTCTATGTATCTTTACCTTTTTGTTACCAACCAAGTTAGCATACGGCACCGCCTTGCCAGTTGCATCATCTTTATTTGTTGCGGCGGAACGTGATATAATAGTTTGCAAGTCGTAATCTTGGACACCGGCCGAAAGAGCAAACGAGGCTGAATAGAATGTACTGTTGCCTCCAACACCTGCTTCCTCCGAGAATCCTTCTCCAACACGACGGGCGTATTCAGCCTTAAAAGTTGGAAAAGCTAAGTTTACAGCAGAACCTGATGCACCTCCACCGGTCATCTGACCGTCGTGGTCAAATGTACCTGTGGCAAATCCTAAAAGGCTTCCAAGCACATTTTTAGCCTGATGTTTGTTGATGTGGTATGAATACTCTAGAACTGCTTCTTCATACGCTGCGTATACATTACCAACAGTTATTTCGATATCCAGAACATCACCACCAAGCTTCTTAAAAGTATACGCTACTTGGTCGGACGCACCAGAAACAAAATTAGCATCGTAAAGCGGGGATGTGGTTGTTACATATAAGCCGAAAGGATAATGAGTGGTAGAACCTGCACCATTACCTGTGGTAGTGGTGCTACCCGTAGAGGTCAATATAACCTTGCTTGTTGTGCTAGCAGGCGTCAGTGTGGGTTTAGCCATTCAGAATCCCCCTATTCAGCTTTTTTTGCAGCTTTTCTTGTTCTTGTTGCTTTTGTTTTTTTAGTAGTCTTAGCCTTAGCTGGCACAAGTGTCTTAGCGGGCGCTTTGGCCGGGACTGGTGCAGGTGCTGCAACTGGTGCTGCAACTGGTGCTGCGACTGGTGCTGCGACTGGTGCTGCGACTGGTGCTGCGACTGGTGCAACAGACTTTTGTGCTTTTGCTTTTAGCATCTTTCTTTTGCGAATATACATTTCACATTCCTCCTGCTAATAAATAGTTTGCACATAAACAAAAACCCTGCTATCCAAAGATAGCAGGGCGTAAAGCGTAACACACACTAAAATAGATCTTATGCGGGCTGAGTCCACACGGTGCCGTAAACAAACAAGTACATGGAGCCTACGTTAGTTGCGGGGGCAGCATTATAAGTAACGAAGACCTGAGCACTACCAGTGTGTATACCTCCGAAAAATGTCGTATCGACGACTGAAGCACTGTAGTTTAAAAATCCTGCTCGACCGGGATAAGCAAGGATAGAAGCACCAGAGGACGAAATGTGGGCTGCGTACTGGTTGCCAGATCTGGGGACTAGGACTCCATTAGCATTCGTAAACATTTCCCGATTTGAAGATGTGAAAAAATAGACAGGATCATTGACGCTGAGACGATCGTATATCGCGCCTGCTTGGGCGCCGGGGGCTTTGATCCCCATTTTATCAATATAAATTGAAGACGAGAGTGAGGCACTTATATATAACCCAACAGCTTCAATTTTTATCGGAGCCTCCCGCGTTGCAGGAACTGACGAACTAAAGTTTAAAACTTGTGCGGTGCCTTGGTCGAAAGGACCATATGCATATATTCTTTGCTGCATTGTTGTAGTAGGATTAATCTTGTTACTAATTTCAAGATATTCACCAGCTTTAGTCGGTGTTTTTGTCGCTTCTTTCCAATTTTCCATTTCTACTTGAACCGACCTTTTCATGATCGCCTCAATTCTCTTGTCACTTACTCTCTTAGCCATGTCAACCCCTCCTTTGAGCTACTGGTACAACATTGTAAGTAGTTTGCAATGCTTCATAAAGCAAACAAAAACGCCCCGCTATCCGAAGACAGCGAGGCGTTACTCTAGAAAGTCTAGTTAGCTATCAGCTACCGGACTCACCGAGAAGGCCACGACAGATGACGAGGCCGTACATGTCAGGACGGACCATCTTCTTCGCGTAGCGAGTCATCACGCCCTTGCGGGG